GGATCTGTGCTTATTGTCCTTTTGCACCAAGTTCCTGTGTCGCCTGTGTGCCCTTTTATACTTTCTGTGATTTGGGTCGTGCTTTAGTGGTATTGCCATATTAGAATATTCTAATACACTTAAATTACTATATTATCCTGTGTTGAACCATGCTTTCTGCATAAAAGCACATAGTTTGTGCATGAAAATCACACCTTTTGTGCATCACTTGTATCCAAAAAAATGTTAGAATAAGATAATGCCCTAATGGGCATTGTGACTGTTCGAATGTGTCTCTTCGAGCAACCGTTCTTTTACAATTAGGAGAAAGACCATGCGTTTTATTGAAGACGACGGCGGTAGACTTCGTGCCGGATGGAAAGGCAACCGCGCCAGTGACTGTGTTCCAAGAGCAATCACGATTGCAACCGGCCATTGGCAGTACGTTGCAGACGGTCAGCACTATCGAAATGTGCGAACCATCCTAGACGCAATGTGCAAAAAGATGACTGGCGGTTTAACAGCATCATCAAACCGTGGAACGCCTACACCAGTGTCACATAAGTACCTGACAGGCCGTGGTTGGGAACTTGTTCTCACTAAGGGAAAGTACCTCAAAGACCTACCCAAAAGTGGAACCTTCATAGCCTGTCTCACTAGACACTATGTGGCAGTCATCGACAACGTGCTGTACGACACATGGGATAGCCGACACTCAAATCGTACTAAGTGTGGAAGCCCGCCCATGAAAGGCTACTACCGTTACGACGCAAGCCGTAAGATCGACAAGATCAACAAAGAATTCAACAAAATTCTTGATGAGCATGACCTACGTCGATTCATAAAGTAACCTATTCAGCCCCTACTTCGGTGGGGGCTTCTTTTTTGAGCATAACTGTCTTTTTGACAGGGCATAGTGAGATAGGCCTGTCAGTCATTCCATCTTGGTACTCATACTGTTTCTGTCGTGGCATCCTAAAGGATGGATTTTACAATCTCACATTCCCACGTTTTAATAGCGCCCCCTGTCATAGCGCCTGTACAAGTAGCAGTTTCTGTGGGTTTCGGGTTCTGCCATCCCCATTCTTTTCCAGCCCACTCTCTGGTTTTTCATCCCTCTACTATAGTAACAAACAGAAGATAACTATATGATTATAAAGGGAATGCTATATAAGCATTAACTAATATACTCTATTTAGACTGTTTAGACTTCTCCTTGTTTTGTTGGATGATACGCCCTGCATTATACCACCCCTTTCGGTATGCCTTCTTCTTGTCTTCATTCTGACCGTACATCTGTGCCAGTTTCTCCTCGTCAGGCTTCTTCATCGGACTCTGTGAAAACGTCGGGTCGAAGTTGTTCCGGTGTCACCTGATGATCCACCAATCGAGCCATCATACGAACTCGGTTAGCGGGTACTCGAAGTCGAGACCATTGATGAACCGCAGAACGGCTGATTTGGAACTTTCTGGCGGTCTCGGAATACCCACCGAGCAGTCTTATGGCCATCTGGATGGCTTCTCGGGGGTCTGGATTTGGTGGCTCTCCATTGCTAGGATCATCTTTTACCAATTCAAACTCAAGCATTCCAAACCATCTATCATCATATGACCAAACTGCTTGATGCCTTCCAAATTCATGGCCGACAATCATGGCATATTTATTGTCAACACGGTAGGGGTTATCAAGATGCTTGTGCTTGTCACTCCCAACATTGTGTAATAATGCTCGAACTAAATGCTCTGCGTTATCTAGCCTGATCTTGATATGGTTAATGACCTTGATTTTATTACCATCGTAGTCCTTAGATGGTAACCCATAGTGCATATCACAAATTTTGTCACCGATATCATACATAGTTGGTCACCCTGTCCCAGATTCTGGGGTGCTGAGATGGTCGTAATTACTGTTACAGCGTAGGCTACCAGATAATGATCTGGTCATTTTCTTCCCGCCGAAACCGTTTTTGGTTCGACTGGTCTTCTTGGTCTTGGGCGATTTGGCCCTAGTTGCGCCAATACTGCCAATGCTTCTCATGTTACTCTCCCTAATTAGTGGTGGTGGACTGGTTGAGCAGTAGTGAGCCTCCGCTCACTCTAGGTTGTAATCAAAACCTCCAGACAACCAATCCGAGTGGCAGGAGTGGCGGGATTCGCTTGTTACCCGCAAAAGAGGCTTGGTCGCCAACGGTGGCTGTTTATCCTCTTGACTACGCACCCACTCTGCGAAGAGTGGTGAGACACCATTAATGCCCCGGCGCTACCCGTGTGCGTCTGCTTTATCCCCCGAAGGTCTCGGAATTATTCAGCCACACTCCCTAAGAAAATGCCTTTCCTTAGTTGCCACTTGCAAGTATACCCGCATGGGCACCCCTGTCAAATATGATATAATTATGGTTCGAATAATAATAATAAGGAATGCTTATGAAGGTAACTAGAGAGAGAATATTACATTTTGAGAAGATGGCGCGGAATGTGTACCGCAGGGCTGTGATCGAAAAAAAGAAAACTGGCACATTCGACAAGGAGTACGCCCTCAACAGGACTTTGAACATAATAGACCGCATGAACAAATTAGCCGTGGCGGATTCTGTGAAGCGGGAATCAAAAGCCCATTGTTGGAAGGTCTATCTGGACTTACAGGCCATGTCTCACGACAATTCCATAAGAGATGAAAGACAGGTTGCATTCAAAGATGTATTGCTGTATATTGACGACATCTGGAAACTCCCCAAGCAGTCGGGGTTGAAATCAGCAAATGCACGTTCCGGTGGGCTTGGGTACAGGTCTGTGAACTGGAACTACATTTGGACTGACAAGAAGGGTTCAGTTTGGGGCGACCAGTATTGGAAACCAACCAGCGGTAAACGAAATGCGCGTGGACAACTTCTCGATCTTGCAGACTCCGACTACTGGGTCTTCCGCGATGCTCGTAGAGAAAGCGGAAGAGATAGTTGAATTCATCAGGAGCGAACTTGAGGCTCTGGACAATTACATTGGCATTGTTCCACAGACCTATGCCGGATTCCAAGATATGGCAATGGGAATCAGGAGTTGCATAGATGAATTAGAAGATGGGGAAGACATTCTGCGTGGCATCGGTACAATACTAGAGCATAGGGAGCAAATTAATGAGTGAAGTATTGCCCGATTGGGCATTAAAAAAACCAATTGCCGGAAGCGACGTAGGTGGACATCCGTTGACTCCAGATATTCTCGCGCCGTACTTGAGAATAGAGAGTGAGCATTCCATCCGCTCCGCCAATGAGTTTACAGATCAGGTATTAAGTTATTATCTGGGCGAAGAGAAAACCGGCTACAGGTTACCGTGGCCTACTCTGGATGAAACATTCCGGTTACGCTCCGGTGAAAGCACCCTCTTAGGAGGTATCAATTCATCGGGCAAATCTCTAGCGTTGGGTCAAATTGCGCTCCAGTGTCTGACCCAAGGGGCGAAAGTGCTTTCAGTTTCATTAGAAATGTCACCACGCAGCCAATTAGTGAGATTGAATCGAATGGCCTCTACTGAATTGCGGCCTACCACTGATTTCTGCTTGGGGTTTGCCCTGTGGTGCATGGATAAACTGTACTTCTTTGACAAGGAAGGCACGATGAACATGGATACTCTGGAAGCGGGTATCCGGTACTCCATCCACAATTTTGACGTAGACCTTATCCTTGTGGACTCCCTGATGACCATTTCCGGCATCCGGCACGATGACTACACTGCCCAAAAGGAAGTGGTGTGTCGCTTGGCAGATTTAGCGAGGGATTTGGAATGCCACATTATTCTGGTAGCCCACGCTAGGAAATCCCTCAGTATGAGTGATCAACTGGATCGCTTTTCAATCAGGGGTGCGGGGGAACTGACAGACAGACCAGATAACGTGTTATTATTACAGCGGTACTACTCGAAGGATGACGATGACCCTGATGTCGCGTTTTCTATTTCCAAGGCACGGCATTGGGATATGGCTGAATGCCAGATAGACCTGTGGATGGATATGGCAAGCATGAACCTTTTAATGCACGACCAGAAGCCAAAGAAAATAGATTTTGATGCTGGCTGTGGCGACGAGGAATTAGATGGATAGGGTGGATGAGATCGTGGTAGAATTATTAGCCAAAGAAAGAACTATGGAAGAGATCTACAAGGAATTCCGTATTTCTCGCTATACACTGAATGCTATTAATACTGGTAAGAAATTTCCAATGGAAGGGTTCCAATATCCCATCAGGAAACCAAATGCCCACCCTATTGACCCTGATTCAAAGTCCCAGAAGCGAAAGAGCAGAGTAATAGAGGAAAATGGGGAACCGGCGCAAACATACACCTTACACCGCCCTAATTGAGGAGAGCAATGAAAACTTTGATTGTATTATTAGTGGTTGCTGTGCTAACGGGATGTTCTTATTCCACAAGATTCCATGTTGGTAACTATGGGGTGTCTCACACAGCATCTGTAACCACCCACGAATTCGAATAAGTTTACTGTGGACAAGAACTGGAAACGGTTTGAGCGCAGGGTAGCCCAGAAGACAGGTGGTTGGCGTGTGCCTGTGGCGGATAGGGAATCCCCCTTGGATGTGGGCCATCCGTATTTAGGCATCGAGTGCAAGTACAGGCAAAAATTCCCTGCTATAATACG